GAAATGGATCATAAGGACGGGAGAAAGCACAATTTCAAACCCGTGGAGACCTGTGACGAATTTCAACCGCTGTCCAAGGCAGTAAACGACGCTAAAAGAACACATTGCAACCGATGCAAGAGCACAAACATCAGATTTGATGCGACGCAACTCGGGTTTCATGTCCCTGTTTCAAAAGGATCTACTGACTATAGAGGAACCTGTGTTGGATGTTACTGGCACGATCCGCTAGATTTCGTAAACTGCACAACCGGAGGAACGTAATGAAAATGCCCCGCAACGGATTTGACAACCTGGCCGCATTGGCCCGCCTGAACACGGACAACACAACACGTCACCGGGAACGCTGGCCCACGCTGGATTGGGTCTGGGATGAACTGGACGACTTGCGCCGCTGGCAGGATGAAGCAATTGATGCGCTTAAAGCAGAGCGTGACGCGCTGTCTGATGTCGTAGAGCAGCGTGACGCGCTGTCCGAGGCCGTCAGGATGCTGTTAGAGCCTGAGCCGGATATGGACCGTGTGCAGGCCATTCTGGCGGGGGGGGCCGTGGCTTCACACAAGACCAGGCCTTGATGTTGTGTAATGATTGCGTGAAGCCATGATGCGGATAACGCTTGCAATGCGTAACACGTTATGGTAATTTATTACTACAGGGCGGCGATAGTCGCGGCCCACGGGAGAAACAAAATGACCGATTTCGCACTGAACCACGAAGGCAAATGGCGCGACGGCGAAGCGTCAAAAATCAGCGGCGCTACATACGTTGTTAGCTACGACCAGAGCAATCAGGCGTACCACATCGACAAGTCCGATTATGATGATTTTGTCGAATGGGTCGCGGAGACTTGGCAGATAGACACAAATCCGCGCGAAGAAGACGAGGAAGCCGAAGATTACCTTGAGCGCATCGACTGCTCGATCAGGGAGGTTTGAGGCGTGACACTCACCCGCCCACGCAAGGCGCGCATTCTTGAAAAGGCTGGTCTGCGGTACGTCGCGGGCTGGTTGCCAGTCAAACGAGCCGTTGCCGTTCAGGATGATATTGAATTAGCGCAGGAACATGTTACCTTAGCGCTATCGACCATAAAGGAAGAGTCATGATGCCGATGGGACCTCGACCTGGTGTTAATGCCGAAAGTGTCAGACGTTATAATGTGACGCGCGAGTTTCGGCACGGAACGCGGGGCGAAAGTGCAGTCCGTTGTATCGGACCTATCACTAAAGGATGTGATATTTTTGGGCTGACCAAGGGTGACTTTTCCATGATCGACATTTTGCGCCACATATCGATGGAAATCGGTCCGTGTCGAATTGATATCGGGACATGGACAGCAGCTGTCGCAGAAATCAAACAAGCGTTTGACATGCTTAGCGACAAAAATATTCTGACAATGCGTTGGCTTGTGGACCGCAGTTTTCCGGCACGTCAGGGAACATACTATCGCAGCCTGCTAGATAAGTTTGGGCATGACAGTGTTCGCTTGGCTCGGTTTCACGCCAAATTTATATTGCTGGAAAACGAGGATTTTAGTGTGGCGGTGCGCACGTCGATGAACCTGAATTTGAACGCGAGGATTGAGTTTTATGAGTTGAGCGAGGGAAGCCCGATCGGCGGATACCTCAAGCAGGTTGTAGATTATCATTTTGCACAACCGTCTGCCGATAGCTATGGCGCGTTTAAGGATTTTGACATTGTCGACCAAGTGAAAGTTGAGCAGCCTCAACAGCGACTGAGCGGTTGGGATTGATGGCGAGGGGGAAACTCTACATGCCGAGCGACACTGACCGCACTTTTGTTGAGCGCGCAGTTATGGCAGGAACGCCTATTGAAAAGATCGCAGGATGCCTGAATTTGCATGACGACACGCTGCGCAAACATTTTCGATACGAAATAATGACCGGGCGTGAACGGCTGAAAGGTGACGCTATCCGAGTGCTGGTCGACAGCTTGACCGATAACAGCCTAGATGCTGCAAAATTCGTGTTGGGTAGAGTTGCCGGTTGGACAGAGAAAAGTGTGGTTGATAACACGTCAAGCGACAAAAGCATGTCGCCCAATGCCGCACTGGACCTGTCCCGCCTGTCACCTGAAGCCCTGGCGGAAATTGTGGCGCTTGGCGATGCAACTGACACCGATTGACATCATTGCCGCCGAAAAAGAACTGTGCCGCCGATCACTGGCGTACTTCATCAAGCGCGCGTGGCGTCACGTCGTTCCTGACAAACTGCAATGGAACTGGCATATCGAAGCCATTGCACAACATCTTGAAGCGGTGCACCGTGGCGAAATAACAAGGCTTCTCGTCAACATACCCCCTGGGACTTCTAAAAGCACAATCGTAGGTGTGATGTACCCCGCGTGGCTCTGGGGGCCTGGTGGGCAGCCATGGCATAGGTTTATCGGTGCAGCACACGAACAAGGCTTGGCGGTGCGCGATAACCGCATCATGCGTAACCTTATCACGTCAGAGTGGTATCAATCTTTGTGGCCTATTGCGATGGCGGTCGATCAAAACGAAAAGTTGTATTTTGAAAACGATAAACGGGGCTTTAGGCAGGCTTGCGCTGTTGCGTCCATGACCGGTCGAAGGGGTCACTGTCTTTCAGGCGACACTTTAATCGCTACAACGTCCGGTGAAAAAACCATGTATGACATCGCAATCTCCGCTGAATCCTGTAATGTCTACAGTTATGACATACATTCAAAAAGACTGGTGGAAAGACCCGTGCAAGCTGTGGCGCGGGGTTCGTCGAGACATATCAATCGAGTTCACTTTACCTCTGGGCGGGTGGTCACATGTTCTAGAGACCATAAATTCTACACCTCTAGAGGATATGTCGAAGCGCGCTTTCTTTCCAAAGGTGACACTTGCGTGCAGTTATTGCGACAAAGTGTTTGTAAAGACTGTTGCGGATGCAAAAAAATCCCATGCAAAAACGGGGGGTCCGATATACTGCAGTCTGTCATGCTCAACAACCGCAATGAACATTCGTGTGGGGAACGTGGGTCCATTCTGCACGGTATGCGGCAAAAAAATCAAGAAGGTGGACGGCCGGAACTGTTCGGCAGAGTGCAAGTCGGAGTCACACAGGTTGGGGGGGTTGAAAGCTCGAGTCGAGAGAAAAACAATTTCTTGCGAGATATGCCAAAAATCAATGATTGTCCCTATAACATCCAAGCGAAGGTTTTGCTCTGTGGTATGCTCATCGACACACCACAGGTCAGTCATTTCTGGGGAGAACAACCCTGTGTGGCAGGGCGGGGTGGACGCCCTGAGACTGCGCTCTGCTGGTTCCCAACGGGCATGGATCAGAATACGGACGAAAATTGTGGATCGAGACCTTGGGAGGTGCGTGGTCTGTGCATCTCAGAAAAAGCTTCACGTTCACCACATCGACGTGAACAACACCAACAACACCCCATCCAATCTAGTCACACTTTGTGCGAAATGCCATTTTGCGTGGCACGGCGCGGAAAGGTCGAAGCCTCAGAAGATATTGTGGCCATGGTTGAAAACGTATGCGGTGAAAGCGACACATACGACCTTCAGGTGAATGGAACTAACTGCTTTTTTGCAAACGGTATTCTTGTTCATAACAGCATAGTGTGGGACGATCCGCTGTCACCCGAAAAGGCAATGTCTGATTTGCATCGGGAAACTGCAATTCGCATTTTGTCTGAAACTGTGCCGACGCGGTTAAATGACCCTGACAAATCTGCAATCATTGTAGTCATGCAGCGATTGCATGAGGGAGACCCGAGCGGGCATATCCTGACAAAAGACTTAGGGTATGACCACCTTTGCATCCCAATGGAGTTTGAAACCGACCGTAGGTCTCATACGTCAATCGGCTGGACGGACCCGCGCACGATCGAGGGCGAGCTTTTAGACGCGGTGCGGTTTCCTGCTTCTGTGATTGATCGTGACAAAAAAGCTATGGGGTCATACGCGTGGGCCGGTCAAATGCAACAGCGCCCTGCACCCAGAGGCGGCGGCATGTTCAAGCGGTCAGACTTCCGCGTCGTCCAAGCTGAGCCTGCAGGCTATCGTTGGGTGCGCGGCTGGGACTTGGCCGCAACTGACGATCCGTCGGCGGCCCGGACCGCTGGCGTTAAGCTGGGAATCGGCCCAGACAAGCGTATTTGCATCGCCCATGTCGTCAAAGACCGGGTAAACGCTGCGGGTGTTGAACGGCTTTTGGGCAGCACGGCGGCAGCGGATGGGGAAGACGTGCGCGGGTCAATTCCGCAAGACCCGGGCTCTGCTGGTAAATCATGGGCTTTACATTTGCTAAAACATGCGTTAATGGGCTATAGCTACACCGCAAGCCCTGAGACGGGCGATAAAGAAACGCGCGCAATGCCACTGGCGGCACAGGTTGAGGCCGGAAACGTGGACATTGTGGTAGGTGATTGGAATGGTGACTTTTTGGACGAAGCTGCAACATTCCCGAT